GTGGATTTACTGGTGGTGCTAGATTTGTATTAATTAGAAGAATTGATGGTTCTGGTGGCGATTGGTATGTTTACGACACTGCTAGAGGAATGACAACACTTACAAATCCTTATTTGCTTTTAAATGTCCAATCTTCTCAAGTTTCCACATTAGGCTCTGTAACAACAACTGCTGGTGGATTTACAGTAAACGCTTCAATTCTTTCTGCTATTAATACAAGCGGTGCAAGTTATATTTTCCTTGCCATAGCATGATATACTATTTAGCTATAACCTAAAGGATATATTATGAATAACGCAAGAACAAAATACAGCACTCATAAATCTAACGCAAAACGCAGAGGAATTGAGTTTGATTTAACTTTTGAACAATGGTTTGATATTTGGGAAAAGTCTAACAAGTGGAATGAGCGTGGTCGTGGCGCAGACAAATATTGCATGTGTAGAGTTGGAGATACAGGTTCTTATTCTGTAAATAATGTCTTTATTGGGCAAGGCAAACACAATGTAAGTGATGGCAATATTGGTAAAATTGATAGCGAAGAAACAAGACGCAGAAAATCACAAGCCGCCAAAGGTAGACCGCATGATTATGCTAAAGGCGTAAACAATGTTATGCACAGACCAGAAGTTAAATCCAAACTAAGCGAAGCAATTAGCGGTTCAAAACATTACAGAGCAAAAGCTGTTCAAACCCCATTTGGGATGTTTTTAAGCGGTATTGAAGCATCCAAAGCATTAAATATACCAAAGCCTACTGTCTATTGGAAATGTAAATACCAAAAAGATGGCTGGTCATTTTTAGCAATAGCTTAAAGGATAATTATGTTAGTTCGAGTTCGTGATACTGGTGAGGTTATGTACCTTCCACAATGGGAACAAACCTTTCCAGAGACTTCTTTTCCTAATCCTATTCCTGTAGAAACTCTCAATGAGTTTGGTGCGGATGTGGTGTTAGATGGCCCATATCCTACTTGCGGTACATACCAGTATGTCATCTCAGGCCCAGTAGTTGAGATTGATGGCGCATGGTATACATCTTTTATTGTTGAAGATATGGATGAGGAACAGATTGCCGCCAAGAACGCTGAATTAGCCGCCAATAACAAGACCAAAGGAAAGCAGATCCTATCTGACACCGACTGGACTGCTATTGCTTCTGTTGCTGATCCAGCCGAATCAAACCCTTATTTAACTAACCGCCCAGCATTTTTAGAGTATCGTTCTGCGGTTAGAGCCATTGTGCTTAACCCTGCTTTTGATTCAGTATTCCCTGAAGAACCAATAGAGATCTGGTCTAGTTAGGGCGCAAACCCCTTGTTTTTTGCATTAGTATGTACAGGATAAACCACGGAGAAATCCATGAAAATTGCTGTATATGCAATTAGCAAAAACGAAGAAAAGCATGTAAAACGCTTCTGTGAGTCAGCAAAAGATGCAGATCTTATAGTAATAGCCGACACAGGATCAGAAGACAAGACGGTCGAAATAGCCAAGGAGTGCGGTGTACAAGTGCACCAGATCAACGTCACGCCGTTTAGGTTTGACGTGGCCCGGAACGCAGCCCTAGCGCTCGTCCCTGCTGACGTGGACATCTGCGTCTCTATGGACCTGGACGAAATGCTGCTGCCCGGTTGGCGTAAAGAGATCGAACAGTGCTGGAGCGAGGACATTACAAGGCTTAACATCGGCTTTGATTTTGGTGAGAACCGTGTCTTCTACCCGTCCAGGGCGCACAATCGCCACGGGTACTATTGGAAGTTTCCGTGCCATGAGTACATCATGCCAGATTCCAGGGTGAAAGACACCTGCGGCCACACGTCATTTGTAATGATGACACACAAGCCAGACGACACAAAGCCAAGGGGTCTGTACTTAGAGCTCTTGGAGATGGCGGTAAAAGAAGACCAAAACTGTCACCGTAGCTGCTACTACTACGGCAGGGAGTTGACGTTTAAGGCACGATGGCAAGAGGCTATCGACGAGCTAAAACGATACCTAACGCTTCCTACAGCGACGTGGACGCTAGAGAGAAGCCACACGATGCGCATGATTGGCGCCTGTATGGAAAAAATGCAACAGCCAGGGATTGCTTGGTTTCGTAAGGCGGTAGCGGAAGAGCCGAGCATACGAGAGAATTGGTATGATTTGGCAATGCTCTGTTACGAAAAGCAACGCTGGGCGGAGTGTTATGGCGCAGGCAAGAACGCGATAGAGATAACACAGAACATAGCGCAGCACACTGGAGCCCCGCAGGCTTGGGGGTTCATGCTACCAGATGTGATAGCCATTTCAGCTTATCACTTGAAATTTAAAGACGACGCAGTTAAGTACGGACGGATGGCGCTAGAGATGAATCCGACCGACGAACGATTAAAAACTAACCTAAAGTTTTACGAGGAACTATAATGGCTCAGACCGGCTACACCCCCATTCAGCTTTACCACAGCACTACGGCGCTGTCTGTGCCACTTGCGGCGGACTTAGAGCCTGGAGAACTAGCGCTTAACATAGTCGACGGAAAACTGTACTACAAAAACAACGCAGGCACAATCCAGCTGCTTACCTCTGCCGGATCTGGTGGCGGTACAGTAACCAGTGTATCTGGGACTGGCACAGTAAACGGCTTGACACTGACAGGCACCGTAACGTCTACTGGTAGTCTGACACTGGGCGGCACACTGTCAAACGTCAGCCTAGCGACTCAGGTTACAGGCAATCTACCAGTCACAAATTTAAACAGCGGCACCAGCGCGTCAGCCACAACCTTCTGGCGTGGCGACGGAGTATGGGCTACCCCCGCAGGCGGTGGCGGAGGCGGCGTAACCGCAGTCAACGCAGCGTTCCCTATTACGGTGACTGGCACGACCACACCAACCATCGGCTTAGCAAACGGCGCTGGAGCTGTAACCGGTTCTACAGGAACTGGCTCAATGGTTTGCAACACATCCCCAACACTGGTAACGCCAATCCTTGGCACACCAACATCTGGCACGTTAACTAACTGTACTGGCTACACATACGCCAACCTTAGTGGCGCCGTACCAACGTGGAACCAGAACACGACAGGCAACGCAGCCAGCGCAACATTTGCAACCTCTGCCGGTAGCGCAAATACTGCGTCATTCCCTGCAAGTGGAGGCTCGTTCATTACAACCAGCAATATTGGTAGTCAATCTGTTAACTTTGCAAGCAGCGCCTCAACCGCTGCAGGATTAACAGGCACACCTAGCATTTCTGTAGCTAGCGTATCTGCCAGTGGAAACGTTACAAGCACAGCCGCAGGTGGGTTTGCAGCGCTTCAATCTAATAACATTGGTATCGGCACGTCTACCAATACAATTTCATCTACCGGCAGCGGTAATATTTTTTACTTTAACGTAGCTGGAAGTTTTGGTTCTGTTTACTTTTCGACCGGTGGTAATTTTCAAGCTAGCAATTCACCCAACTGGTCTACGGTATCAGACAACAATATAAAAACAAATGTGCGCTCAATAACAAGTGCGTTAACTAAGTTAAACTCCCTTAATCCAATTCATTTTGAATACAAAGATAAAATTGGTGAGACTCAAACTGGTTTTATTGCTCAAGAATTTGAAACAATTTTCCCTGGCCACACCATAGAAACGATTGTTCCAGACAAATATAAGCAATTTGTACCACAGGGCCAGGGAACAATTAAGGCGCTTGATCTCAATTTAACCGCGTATTTAGTTAAGGCTATTCAAGAGCTAAGCGCAGAAGTTGAAGCATTAAAGGCAGCTCAATAATGGATATGCAAGAACTATTTAACATCGCTATTCCAATTATCTGCGGTGTACTTGGTTGGTTTTGCAGGGAACTATGGACAGCTGTTCAGGATCTCAAGGAAGACCTAGCCAAGTTACGCGCTGAGTTACCAACCCACTATGTCTCTAAGGACGATTTTAATGATCGTTGGAACGAGGTACTAAAAGCCCTTCATCGTATTGAAGATAAGTTAGATAAAAAAGTAGATAGATAATAATTATAAAAATGACTATGTATGCCACCAGACCAGTTTGGATTTTTAGAAGGAGCA